AAGAGCTAAATAATTATCAGAAGAAGTAGTGATCCAATTAAAGACCTGACGGCAAACACCTACAACTGTAAACAATCCATATCGTAACCAACCACCTATCTTTTGGGGATAGCCTGAGCGAAAGCGAATCTTGTCGCACTCATTCCAACCACCCTCATTGGTATAGTTAGTCTGATCTCGGTTCAGTCCTGGTTTAAATTGTAGTTTTTGTAATGGCATACGGGTTTACCCTAGGATAAGAACAGTGCTCGTTCATCGTTTCTACGAGTAACTAAGCCTTTTAGTACTTTACCCCCAGCCAGCGTATATTTCAAGAACTCTTCTGCCGCCCCTTCCATTTCACCCCGAAGAACCTTCTGACGGAGGGTGCTGCGCTGTAATGCTCCCAAACCAATATTGAAGCTAAAGCTAACAAGAGCATCGAACTGACCTTGAGTGAGCTTAACGGGACAGTAGCGTTCAACACCTCGTTCAAAGCGATTAAGATCGTCTCTAAGAATTCCATCTACTTCCTCCATCGAAAAGGTACGGTTATCCCGTTCTTCTAGTGGGTAGGCATCCCGCTCGTCTATTTTCAAAGCACCTTGCCGTGGGTAGAGTACATGCCCAACACCAATCGTCCACAATTTAGCGGGACAGCGATATGGACGCTGGCGGACACCTTCATGGTGCTTAATCATTTTGATTGCTTTATCGCTTACTTTCATTTCTTAGAAAATGCCTGAGTCCCAAACCAGAAAGCTATGATGGAAGCCAGAATCTGCATCTCATCCGCATCAAACACCATCGGGATAGCCTCGGCAAACGCAACGCCAGATGACCACGCCCACCAGATAGACGCTACGTCTACGATGATTAAGAGAAAAACAAACAGGTAGGTCACAACTGGACGCACCGAAGCCCGTAGGTTAATAATCCACTGAGAAGCACCCTTGCCAATCTCGATGTCGTGCTGGTACATAGCCGTGCGTTCTTGGGCTTGGGTCTCCATCTGGACTTGTTCTGTCCTGATCTCTTCAATACGGGCTTGGGCTATATAGCCCGCTTCCATCATTTTTAGTTCCCGCTCCATCTGCATAGCGGCAAGCTCTAGTTCGTGTTTCTTGTCGGACTTATCTTGGAAGAAGTCTAAGAGTTTAGGCAGTCCCCCCATCAGAAAGGACAGCGCTGTGGATATTAGGGTAAACATTATTTCTTACTCCTTGATAACATGGTTGCAGCAATAAACAGCATTGCTTTAGTTTGCTCTAAATCGGCTGGGGGTTTATCCCAACCAACGGTAATCTGCCCTATAAACCTACTGGGGTCTGGCGGTACACTAATTCTACAGCCAAATGTCATCCCTTTTTCAATATACCAAAGCCCAATTTCTGACTGTGCCGCCTTGTACTCTCCGCAAGGAACATTACCCGCCATTAAAGATACTACATCTTGGTTATTTGCTTGATTAGAAGTAAACAACCCAACATCCAAACCATCATTCGTTTTATCCCGACCAGTCTTTGTATAGGCTCGATACTGTATGCGAGTACCGAATAAAGGGTTAATTTTAAATATCGCTACAACGGTTGCATCAGTCGTTTTAAATAAGTGAACTGCGGCATCATCGACTCTATCTTCGGCAATACTAGGTAGCTTCTGACTCTCTTTATAAGTGCCAACAATCAGCTCTTGGTTTTCATAAAATACCCAACCGCCAAAGGCTAAAGCCGCCATCAAAATAACTGCAAACAGTTTAAACGGTGAATCTACATACGCTAGTACTTTAGAAAGCGTGTCATTGGCGTTTAGTTTTTCTTCGGCCACTATTTACCCCACACTAAAAAATAAGCAATATATCCAGCTACCACAAAACACCAAAATTGCGCTGTTCTTGCACGATTGAGGTCTTTATCAAATTCCTTTTGAAATTCTTTTTCCTGCTTCTCTAACTTAGCTTTTAGGGCTTCTACTTCTGCCCAGCGTTTACCGTACTTCTTTAGAAAATCTGCCCGTATCTTAGCTTCTTCCTGCCTGACCTTCTCCTCATGTTCCCATTGCATCAGAACTCTTTTGAGGAATAATTCCTTGCGTACCTCGTTCTCTTTTAATTCCCTGCGCCTGTCAAGGTTACGCTGTGCCGCTACATCTACCGCTTCCTTTTGAACATCCGCAATACTCTTTGAGAGTTCTTTGCTGACATCCCGACTTGCGTTTAGGGAACTACTGAGGGACTTTGCACCATCTAGTAAACCATCCGACACATTGATAACCTACTTGTTACCGAGCCAATGTGCGATAAACCCAACGAGTGAACTAATAACAGATACAACCCCCAAGCCGACCCAAAGACCGCCCCTAGAGCGATTAGCCATTGCAACCAGTTCATCAATCGAGGCTTCCATTTTGTCAATCTTTTTTGACATTTCATCAAACTTGGCTTCATAGTTGTCCACCTTCTGCCAAAGGACACCATACTTTACGGGATCAATTTCAAAGTTCACAAGTCACCTATGCGGCTTCAACCCAAGCTAATGTAGCCTCATCCCATGAATAACGCTTATCGTCTGTAGGATAAGGTACTGGAGCATCCCATAAACAAGTTTCTTCACTCATTACCCAGCTTGGGTATGGCTGGGGTGGGATAAAGGCATCTCGTTGGCTATCGTATGTATATCCAATACCAGCGTAGTTTTTACGCAATGGTGTTCCATTAGGATGTTGTCCACCATGTGTATTGTATGAGGTGCGCTTGCAAGGTTGGCTTCTAAATGCACCATAATGTTGCTCCCAATCGACCCCATTTTCACCCTCGTTCTTGCCGACAATTACCTCGGTAACAATATTGTTTTTATCAAGAAAAGCGTAATGTGCCATTTTTTTTCCTATGCGAATGAAACATTGCCTGTGCCAGCAGTTACAGTTGTAACTTTATACCCACCAGCAGTTGCAGTTGAAAAAGTTAAACCACCGCTAGGGTTGGAAACTGTAAATGTGTCTAGATATTTAATGATGACAATTCCTGAACCGCCAAGACCTGAATTATGGAATGTTGTGCCATCATAACTACCAGCACCACCACCACCACCAGTATTGGTAGAACCAGCACTTCCAGTAGTAGTGCTAGAAGAACCACCACCGCCTGAACCGCCTGTTCCAAAATTTGTATTGACACCACTTGAACAACCGCCTCCACCTCCACCGCCACGAGTTACAGAAGAACCGCTAATTGAAGATGTTGTTCCGTTACCACCATTTCCTGATTGACTTCCTGCTGCATTACCACCTGCTGCACTTGCACCACCACCACCGCCAGCGTTACCTGCATCACCTGTACCACCAGCATTACCTTGACCTGATGTTGCTGAACCACTACTTGCAGTTCCTATTCCACCACCGCCACCGCTACCGCCATTATTTTTAGCTGCTATTGATGCATAGTTAGAGTTTCCAGCACCACCACCTGTAGAAGTTATAGAACTGAAAACAGAATCAGAGCCTTTAGCAGAGTTAGCATCATAGGCAGTTTCACCAGCACCACCACCACCGACTGTTACTGTGTAGGTAGTTCCAGCATTTATGGTTAAAGCGCTTTCTCTGTATCCACCTGCACCGCCACCACCTGCGTAAGCACCACCACCGCCACCAGCGACTATTAGGTAGTCAACATTTATAGATATTGGCGCAGCAGATACTCCAGCTAAAGCTAGAAAAATTCCACTCATGCTAAGTTACCTGTTACCACCGCACGAGTAGCTGTAATAAAAAGAATAGTGGCTACACCTCTTGTTGTAACGCTAAAGGTTGAGATGTCGGTATCCGTACCACCTTTATAAAAGTCTGTGATAGCAGAACAAGTGCAAGAAATAGATGCGCCTGTATTATTAAAGATACTAATAGCATCACCAGCAGCAAACACAGAGGCTGGAACAACTACTGTTCCGCCTGTTCCTAATTCTATAAATTTACCTACATCACCAGCAACTAGCGTGTAACTTGCTGTTTTTGCACCTGAGTTTGGAATGTTTCTATAGCCTACTTTATTTGTACCATCGGCTGTGCAAGAATCAAGATTACCGCTTGATGGTGTTCCTAATGCACCACTAGGTGCTACATAATCTGTTCCTGCTGTGGCTGCTGTAAATGCAGAAGCTCCGTTACCTTTTAAAACTCCAGTAAGGGTAGATGCACCTGTACCACCATTGGCTACGCTTACTGGTAATGTAAGGGCCGCCACAGATGCACTTGCCAATAAAGTAACCACATTGGAACTATTTTTATAATATAGTTTTCCATCGGCAGTATTAATAGCCAACTCACCAGCAACTAGATTGCCAGCAGTCGGCAGAGTAGATGCCGTAGTTGAGTAGTAAAGTGATATTGGTGTAAAGCCTGCTTGTGCCATGATTTTTCCTTAAAATAATCCGCCAAATATACCAGTTACAGCGGTTACTGTACCCGCATTTGATATGTTATTACCACCCATTTGCAATGCCCCAGTAATAGGCGTTTGTCCATCTGCTGCAATCGAACCTGTTATTGCGGCAGCCAAGTCATTCATGGTGTTATTAGCCCATGTACTTGCAATAGTAGTTCCAGTTACTACTGGGTTACCAGCTGGTAGGGAGTAAGTACCCGATCCGTTTCTACTCATTTGTTGCTCCTTGTACAGTATTCTGTATGCCTTGTATTGTCAAAAGTCTAGCTAAATCATTGCGTGTTTTTTGGTCAGGACTAACTTTAGGTTTACCACCAGCCCGCATTAACCGTAATGCTTCTTTTGGATCAAGCATAGATTCTGCTAATTTAGTTCTAAGTTGTTCGTTTACATCACCATAAACAAACTTACCAAGTCTGTTT